CATGTCCGCCAGCACGGTGTTTCGGGCGGCATAAAGCTTTTGCTGGATGTCATCTGTGAAGTGGCTGCGCACCATGAAAAAAGCGATGCCAAGCCCGGTGCCGAACAGCACCGTGGCGCTCAGGATATGCAGGGTCTTGACCAGTGTGTAATCCATCTCAGGGCCACCCTACGCCCAAGGGTTGCGTTGTCAAAACGCAATCACAAAAGCGCGGCGAATTGGCGCGGGGTACATGCGCTATTCGTGATAGAGCACGCTGGCCGGGCGAAGCTTCAGCACCCGCCGCACATGGCCCAGCAGCATAGCCGCAGCAAGCGCCAGCACCAGCACAAGCGCCAGCGCATAAGCCCCGTATGGCAGCGGTGCCTGGTCCTTAAATTTGGTGATCCACTGGGCCATCAGCCACCAGATGGGGCCAAGCGCCAGCAACCCGCCGATGGCCACCGGCAACAGCATTTTCCTGAGGAATAGTTGGCTGATTTCCCGCTTCCCGGCACCCAGAACGCGCCTGAGCGCAATCTCCCGCGCGCGGGTGGCGGCATAGTGGCTGGCAAGGCTGTAAAGTGCGGCGATGCACAGCACAAGGCACAGGCCAGCCATCACCGCGACCACTTCCGCCAGTGTTTCAGACTTGTTGTAGTGCGCCCTGATGGCGTCGCTCAGCCAGCCGATTTTCGGGTCGTTCACGTCGGGGAAGCGTTCCGTCACCACCTGAATTCCGTCCCCACTACGCTAACTCTAGCTACGTTGTAACATTTTATGCAACTTAAAAAATACAACCATTAGACGGTGCCGCCACACCAATGACGCTCGACTTTTGGGGCATTTTGTGCTAGTGAAAATGGCAATATAACAACCCAGGGACAGCTTGGTGCGCCGCCTTTGTTTGGGCGCCAGCCAGGCCGTTGGGGGCGGGTTTCATAAAGGGTTTTGGCGGGGGCTTTGGCGTTCCGCCGTCTCTTGCAGTTCCGTTTTGCCGGGTTCCGGCACCTGCCATGAAATACATGTAATGCGTTCAAATGGCCGCCCGGCCCATGGGCGGCTTTGTCGTGCAACCATCCAGGAGCTGAAATCATGACCCCGCCAGATGAACAAGGAACCGTTCCCGCCGCCGCCCCAACCGAGGTCTGGCAGAAATCATACGGCAACCCCTGGCTGATCGCCGGCAAGCTGGCCCCCGCCGTGGGCGTTGCGGCCGAACCGCTATTTGACGTGGTCAAGGCTGTCTCCTCCAGCGTTACTGCCATCTCTGGCGACGCGGCGGCCATCAAGGCCAAGCTTGAAGCCACCATCGGCTCTGAACTCACGGACAAGGCAGAGCAGGAATTCGCAAAACCGCTGGCGGACATCCAGAACATCACCGATAAGTTCAAGCCCGTGCGTGTGGTGGCGGAAGGCAGCCTGGCGGAACGCACGTTCGAATGGAACGTGGGGAATTTTTCAAAAGAGCTGCCGGCTACTGTCAAGCTCGCCACCTTCGCGCTTGACCTCAGCGCCTCGGGCAGCATGGCCTTTGTGGTCGACGCTGCAGATACACCCGCAGCACCCGATAGCATCCCCGGCACCAGCTTCCACCTGACAGCACAGGGCCGTATCGGCGTGGGCGCGGAAGCGCAGGCCAGCTTTTCGGTCTTCAGCCTTGGGGCGTCGGCCAAGTTTTCCTACATGGAATCGGTTGATTTCGGCTTCAAGGTGGATGCCGCCAATGACGCGGCGGTGCCCATGCTGCTGGCCATGACGGCGGGGCTGACGCAGATCGGGTTTGATGTCACCAACTTTCAGGCCACCAGCGGGGCCATCGGCGTATCGGACGGCTATGTGGCGCTTGAGACCATCACGCTTCAGCGTGGTGTCGATATGTCAGCGGGGGGCAACATTGCCGCCACCATCCCCTTCAAGGTGGGCAACCTTAAGTTCGGCATCAGCGCCAGCCTGGTGAACGGCAAGCATGTCACCATGGGCGTGACGCGCCAGGGTGCATCGCTGATCGTGGACCTGAATTCGAATGAAAGTAGCGTCAAGACAGCGGGCTTTACCTTCGGCCTGTCTGTCGGCATTGCGGCCCTTGGCCAGAATGTGCTGTCGGCGATCAGGACAGCGCTCGGCGACGTGGGCAAGGGACTGGATGAGGCCGAAGCCGCCATCAACAAGGGCCTGCAGCTTGAAACCAAGCTCAACACCCTGCTGCCCGGCCAGTATATCGAAAAGACGGTCCTGGCGAAACTCGCCGCGGATACAGATTTCAACACGCTTCTGGGCAAGCTTCTGGGCAAGCCCGCGGGCTGGACGGTCATGGATTTCGGAACAGACCTTGAAACCTATATCGCCGACGCTGCCGATGACGCGGTCGGCATTTTCAAGGGCACGCCGCTCACCAGTCTTGCAAACCAGATCAAGGAAGAGCTCGTCTCCCGCGCGGGGACAGAGATCAACAGCCAGATATCGAAGGTGGACACCGCCGTGACCGAAGCGCAGCAGGAGCTGATCTCCAAGGTCACGAACGAGCTGAATGGCCTGGACGCGAAAGTGCAAAAGGGTATCGCCAAGCTCTTGCACCTGAAGGATATCAATAATTTCGCCGACAAGGTCCTTGGCGTGATTGAAGATATCCGCGGCCAGTTGCAGAAGGTAACGGACTATATCTCTGACGATTCTTCCGAATTGCTGGCCATCTCCATCGCCCGGCAGACAGAGAACAAGTCGCTCATCACCGGGCTTGGCAAATTCCAGTTTAGCCCGACAGCCGCAGACGGCACCAACACGCTTGCAGGTGCCGAGCAGCAGTATAATGCGCTTATGGCCCGGCCGCACGCCACGGTGCGCGAATGGCTGAACCCAAGCCTGGCCGCGCTGCCAGATGGGGTGACCTTCCTTGAAGGGTCGCTCAAAGGTCTGTGGCAGCACACCCGCACGGACACGGCGGCCATCGGTTTCCTGAATATGGACTTCAACAGCGCGCTCACCGCCCAGTCCGGTGTTTCGGTGGTGCGCCTGCCGTCCGGCATTCAGATGGTGGCAACGGCCGATGTCACGCGGGTGAAGAAAAGTTGGTGGGGTACCCGCACTTTCGATATCAGCGCGGCGTCCACTTACGCGATGGACCGCGCGGCAGATGAAAACACTGATGGTATGAAGTTCACTCTGACCTCCATGGAGGGCGGCGATGCCGACAAGGGCGAGATCACGGCGGCAGAGATGCAAAGCTATCTGACCCGTCTCGTGGGCATCAAGCTTGTACCTCAGGACCGCGCGCAAGCCATGATTGATTACGGCAAGGCAAACGGCCCGGGCGAGGAGTTCGAGGTGCTGCTGTCGTTCGATCAATCCAGCGCGGATGCCTTCTGCACGGCCATGAACGCCCAGTATGCAGTTGCTGTGGACTGTGCGGCCAAGGCGCTGCTGGCGAACCATAAATATCTGCGCGCCTACATGGGCCAGTTGTTCGGGGCCGATTGGGAAACCGCGCTGCCTGAGGTGCTGCAGGTCAACAAGTTCCTGAACGCCGGCTTCTTCCAGATCCAGGATATGGCGAACGATATTTCAGCCAGCCCAGCGAACGCCGCGCAGGTGATCAAGACCTTCCAGAACCTGCAGGAAATGCCCGGCAAGCTTGCGAACGCCTTCGGCGCCCTGGGCCAGATCGTCACCACCAAAGGCCTGACGAAGGATCAACTTGCGGACAAGGTGGCGCTTTACACCAAAGGCCTCAAGCCCTGGAACAACCCAACCTATGGCGGCAATTATGTCGCAAGCGATGTGACGGTGTCTTTCTTTGACGCGCTGATCCGTTTTGCTGGTGCAGCACCTGGCGTGGAACTGCCGGTATCGGTGCTGAAATACCGCCAGCAGGCGGGCGGCCCGGTTCAGTTCTTCTAGGGGCTGGGGCCAATCAGCGAGTGCAGGGGCAGGCGGTTTTCGCCTGCCTTTTCGTTTTTGTATCGACTGACACATTTGTGACTTGAGCGCGCCGTTCATTTCGGCTTTAAGTCCGCCAAAGCCTGACCCAAAGAACAGGCCGTAAAAACGGGAAACGATTATGCGAGGACTATTGATCGCGCTGGCATTCGTGCTGGCGCCTTTTGCGCACGCGTCTCAGGCACCTGCCCAAGACGGCTATTACCTTTACTGGAACCGTGACCATACAGAACGCGCGCCCCGCCCGATGTATCCGCTGACGGATGAGGAAGCGCGGGTGATGGACAGCTATCTTCTGGATTATGAAAATGGCTTCCTGAGGCAAGTAACCTTCTTCCACGGCGGCAAACCCAGCCCGCATGGCGACTATGGCGCCCATGCCCTGGTGCGCGAAAAGACAGCGACCAGCGTGGTTGAAAGCTACCGGAACGTGGCGGGAGAGCGCGTGGCAAATGCAAGCGGCGTTTGGGAAACCCGGTATGAAGGCACCGGGCACGGGTATTGGACCACGAAGCGGACGTTGGGGCCGGACGGCCAGCTGGTGAACGCGGGCGGCTATGCCAAGCTGATGGTCACGCGCGACAGCCAAGGTCGCCGGGTGCATGAAATACGATTTGGCGCATCAGGCGAACAGGTGGCAGAGCATAATGGTTTCGCCATGGCCTTCTTCGCTTTTGATGAAAATGATTTTGCCACCTACCGGCAGAACCAGGCCCCTGACGGCACGCTGGTGAACGGCGAAAACGGCTTCGCGGAAGTCCGCTTCCGCTTTGACGCGCAGGGCAATTTCCTCTCGGAACAGGTGTTTGACGCGGCCGGAAACCCGAAGAATTTCCCCTCTGGCTTTGCTGACATCCGCTACAGCAATTTTGACCGTTTCGGCCGCCCGCACCGGGTGGACGTGAAAACGGAAACCGGCGAACCGTTCGGCGATATGCCGGTGATCAGGCGCAGCTACCTGCCATCTGGCCAACGCGCCGGGCAGCGCTACTTCAAGCTGGACGGCACACCGGGCATGGACGCCCGCGGCGCGCATGAAGTGCGGTTCATTTATGACGAAACAGGCAAGCGCACCGGCATCAAGCGGTTTGACGTGAGTGGGACTGAGATCAAGGCTGAATAGTGCGGACGTTTGGGCTCTGGTAGCTATTGAATAAAAATTACGATATTCGTAAAAATTAGCTTGCACCCTATTCGGCGTTTCGCTATAGTTTTTTCATCAAATCGAGACTTGTGCCCCGGGCAGGGGGCGCTGGCAACAGACTGAACAGACCGCCGGGGCATCGTGCCTGCGGCGGTTTTTATATCGTGTCATGCTGAACTTGGTTGGCGTACCGCCAGCTTCGCGAACAGCCTCCAATTGACCAAATCGCAGCTCGTCAAATGCAGATGGACCCTGAACCAAGTTCAGGGTGACGGCGTGCCCAAATGGATGCCTAGTGAATGACCTTCCCAACCCAGGCAACAAAGGCGCGCAAGAAACGCCAGGCTGATTTCCTGGGCGCGTTGGCGACCGGCGCGGCCGTCAAGGACGCCGCAAAGGCCGCCGGTGTGCAGCCGCGCACGGTCTATAAATGGCGGGACAAGGACCCGCTGTTTGCCGAAGAATGGCAGACGGCCCTTAAGACCAGCTTGACGGCGCTGGAGCGCGAGGCTGCGCGCCGCGCGCTTGAAGGCACCAAGAAACCGGTTTACCGGGGTGGCGAGCTTGTGGGCCACGTGACCGAATATTCAGACAGCATGCTGATGTTCCTTCTCAAGCGCCACGGGGAGCGGGCTTCGGGGGAAGGAACCCTTGAAGACCAGGTGAAGGGTGCCCGTGAAACACTATACGAAAAATTCGCTTCTGCGCTTGAAGGCGGCGGAGCGGCTAAGGCTGCTCGGAAGCCTGACAGAGCTTGAAGCCGCAGCGCTTCTTTATGACTGGCGCTTCTGGGCGCGTGCGAGCCAGCTGCCGCCTGATGGTGCCTGGGCACACTGGCTGGTGCTGGCCGGGCGCGGCTTTGGCAAGACGCGCGCAGGTGCTGAATGGGTGCGCAGCCTTGTGGAAGGTGGGCAGGCTAAGCGCATTGCGCTGATTGCCCCCACGCTTTCTGACGCCCGCGCCGTGATGGTGGAAGGCGACAGCGGCCTTATGGCCGTTTGCCCGCCATGGGCGCGGCCCAAGTTCACGTCCTCAACCCGTACGCTTGAGTGGCCATCGGGCGCGGTGGCGACGCTTTATGGCGCTGAAGAACCCGAACGCCTTCGCGGGCCCCAACATGACGCCGCCTGGGCAGACGAGCTGTGCGCCTGGCGGCGCTGTGAGGACACATGGGACATGCTGATGTTCGGCCTCAGGCTGGGGCGGCAGCCACGCACCATGATCACCACCACACCGAAGCCGACCGCCTTACTCAAGAAGCTGGTGGCGGCCACGAACGTGACAGTCACGAAGGGTTCGACCTTCGACAATCTGGATAATCTGGCCCCCGGCTTCCGCGATGAGATCATCGCCAAATATGAAGGCACGCGCCTTGGGCGGCAGGAGCTGATGGCCGAGATTTTGGAGGATGTGCCTGGGGCCTTGTGGTCCCGCGCGATGCTCGACGACACCCGCGTAAGCACCGCCCCTGAGCTAGAGCGCATCGTCGTGGCGGTGGACCCACCGGCGACAGTGGGCGAGAAGGCGGACGAATGCGGCCTGGTGGCTGTGGGCAAGGACGCGCGCGGTCATGCTTACGTTTTGGCGGATGGCACCACACAGGGGCTTTCGCCGCACGCTTGGGCGTCCAAAGCTGTGGGCCTCTATCACAGCCTGCAGGCGGACCGTATCGTTGCCGAAATAAACCAGGGCGGAGCGATGGTGGAAAGCCTGATCCGTCAGGTAGACGTTTCTGTGCCTGTGCGCACGGTGCACGCCACGCGGTCAAAAGCCGTGCGGGCGGAACCTGTGGCCGCGCTTTATGAACGCGGGATGGTGCACCATGTGGGGGCGCATGCGCAGCTTGAAGACCAGATGTGTGAATTCACGGGCACGCGGTCAAATCGTAGCACCGCCAAAAGCCCCGCCAAGAGCCCTGACAGGGTTGATGCTCTTGTGTGGGCGCTCAGTGACTTGATGCTCCGTGCTACCGCCCAGTTAAACATCCGAACACTTTAAGCACTACAGTGCGCTGTTAACTGCCATTCCTTTGAGGGTGTCACCCTGAACTTGTTTCAGGGTCCATGGGTCCATCGTACCGAATGCTGATGGTGTTCTTGGATGCTGAAACAAGTTCAGCATGACGGAAGTGTCGGGCGGGTGTCTACGCCCTCAAAGCAACCTTAGCTAGGAAATTATCCCATGGCATTCTGGAACCGATTTTTAGGTGCGCGACAGCACGCGGCAACGCAAAGCGAAGAGAAGTCTGTATCAAGGCCGATCCTGTCGCGCATCACCCCCGGTCAGGCGGTGGCCACACCCCGGCGCTATGACGCGCTGGCGGCGGAAGGCTACCGCGACAACGTCATCGCCTACCGGGCTATTAACCTCTTGTCCCGCGCCATTGCGAGCGTGCCGCTCAGGCTTTACCGCGGCGACGCGCGAATTGATGAGCATGACCTCTTGAAGCTTCTGGCGCGTCCCAACCCGCGGGTGAGCGGGGAGAATTTCTTCTATAACCTGGCTGGCTATTACCTGATTGCGGGCAATGCCTATGCGCTTTCGGTCGGGCCTGATGGCGGCCTGCCCAAGGAACTGTGGCTGATGCGCCCAGACAGCATGAGCGTGCTTGCGGGCGAGGACGGCCTGCCGCGCGGGTTCGAACAGAATGTGGGCGGCAAAAAGCAGCGCTTTGACGCGCCTTCCGTGCTGCACTGGAAAAGCTTCAATCCGCTTTCTGACTGGTATGGCCTTGCGCCCCTTGAAGCCGCCGCGCTGGCGGTGGACAGCTTTAATGAAGGCACGCGCTGGAACCTGGCGCTGATCCAAAACGGCGGCACGCCCTCGGGTGTGCTTTACCAGGAAGGCGCGGATGCGCCGCTGACGGACGCACAGTTCAAAAGCCTGAAGGATCAGGTGGAAGCGCGCCACACCGGCCCCGCAAACGCCGGGCGCCCGCTTCTTCTTGAAGGGGGCCTCAAGTGGCAGGACATGGGGATGAGCCCCAAGGACATGGACTGGACGGCGGCCAAGAATATGACCGCGCGCGAGATCGCCATGGCCTTTGGTGTGCCGCCCCAGATGCTGGGTGTGCCGGACGCGCAGACCTATTCAAACTATGCGGAAGCCCGCGCCAGCCTGTGGGAAGACACGGTGATCCCATTGGCGCAGGACATCGCGCAGGAACTGACCAACTGGCTGGCGCCAAAGTATGGCGGTGGGCTCAAACTTGTGCCTGATTTTGATGAGGTCCCAGCGCTCGCTTCAAGCCGCGCGGCGCGGTTTGACCGCATCGCAAACGCCGCTTTCCTGACCGACCCGGAAAAACGCAAGATTTTGGGGTTTGGCAAAGGAAAGAAAGATGCGTGAAGTGGAAGTCAAATCGCTCGTCGACCATATCGGGGCCTGCAAGGTCCGTCTGACCTGCAAGGCGTGGCGCCAGTTCACTATTCGAAGAAGTCATCATGTGGAACTCTTTGATCTTATTCGGCCTCGCACGGTTCTGAATCTGCGAGGGTTGGGAGACCACGGCATCGGCCCCGCAAAAATCCGAGTGGCTTGGTGGAAGTGGCAAGGTGATGCACTGGTACCTGGATCAATTTCTGTGAGACCCCTGCCGAACGGATATCGGGCAGGGACCAACCTTGTGCTACGCGGATGGGACATCCCAGCTGGCTATCAACCTCGCGTTCAAGGCTATGATAAAATTCAGGTCATTATTGATGGTGCCGACATTGGCAGCCGGATGGAAATTTCGACACACTGATGGGCATGTCACCACCAGGGGGTGTTGTTCCATGCCTCCTTGTGCGCGTTTGTCCAGGCCTTGAAGTCGGCCAGAGCTTCGGGCTCGATGACGGTGTTGGGGTCTTCCACACCGTAGGGCGTCAGGTCGCACGGCTTTAATGGATCAAGGGGGGAAAGCGCCTCTGTGAACAGTGCCAGGGCATCAATATTGTGCCGTGAAAAGGTCAGTGTTGCATCCCATGCAGGTGATCCATCTGGATACCGGGTCTGGGGCGCGCCGCCAATCACATAGCCATCCAGCATCAGTAAAAGTGGGCCGTCGGTAAGCGGGTCAGTTGCTTCGGTGAAGCGCTGGATTGCCTCAGCCTTGAAGGAGAGGGCGATATCCAACTGTGCGGGCCCATCCCTGCTCGTGTGGGATGACGCGGCTTCCACACAGACGGATTTGACTTCGCTCAGGCCAGTCGGGGCCAGGGCTTCAGGGGCCATCAGATAGAAGGTGCCCTTCTCGAACGCTGAACCATCAGGGTTGCGGGCGAATTCGCTGCCATATTGGAAGTTCATGCCGCCTCCGGCGCCGGATATGGGGCCGGGTTCATATTCGACATAAATGGCATTGCGGATGGGGAATGGCAGGATGATGAAATAGAGGGCCAGAGGCCCAAGGATGAGCCCCGTCAGGAAGCTGGCCAACAGTTTGATGCCCATGATGAGCCCCGTGCCGTTTTGAGAACAAAATAAGAACTTATCTCGACGTGACAACTATAGCAAGCATAAGATCGCGTGGGCTAATTCTCACGCCTAATCCCCGCCGGGGCGGAAGCGCCAGGCCAGATAAAGCGCGGCAGCGGCGAAGCCGAAAAGCACAATGCCCACCATGTTGAAGGTGATGATGACGCGGCCAACATGGTCCATGCCGTTTTCACCCGCCAGCCCTTCGCCTGCCGCGAAGGACCCCATGGCCAGCGTGCCGAAAATGGCGGCAACGAGCAGCGCGACAACAGACAGCCAGGCCCGGTATTTGGCAAGCCTTGTTGGGTCTGCCTTGTGGGGCATCCGGGGTTGTTGATCAGACATTTCAGTTTTCCTCGCAAACAGGGCGCCTTGTGATTATCAGCTTTGGGGCGCCTCTCAGTCAAAAAGTCGTAGCAGCAGGCCGAGGGCCTGTCCAGTGCGCAAGAAGGAGCAACAAATGGCGACCAGCCAAACGATGACCCGTGAGGTGACGTCTGTCCCGCTTGAACTGAAAGCTGCCGGTGACGCCGGCGGTGAGAACGGCACGTTCGAAGGATATGGCGCCATTTTTGGCAACCTGGACCGGGACGGCGATGTGGTATCCCGCGGCGCGTTCAGCGAAAGCCTGAAAGGCCGCATGCCTGCGCTGCTCTGGCAGCATAACGCCAAGGAACCCATCGGCCGGTTCGATGTGGTGCGCGAGGACAAGAAGGGCCTTTATGTGAAGGGCCGCCTGTCGATGGAAGGGCGGGGGCGCGAGGCTTATGAGTTACTCAAAATGGGGGCGCTTGATGGGCTTTCGATCGGGTTCGTGACCCGCGAAGCCTCCCGCAATGCCGCGACCGGCACCCGTACAATCACCAAAGCAGACCTGATGGAGATTTCCCTCGTGACCTTCCCAGCCAATGAGCTGGCGCGGGTGACGGGCGTTAAATCCACCGACTATCAAGACCTTGAAACCCCGCGCGATTTTGAGCGCATGCTGCGCGCGCATGGCTTCTCCCGGTCCCGCGCCAAGGCGATCACGGCCAAGGGTTTTGGTGGCAGTCGGCTATACGGCGGCAAGGAACTTGATGTCGCGGAGGCTGTATCGCAGATCCTTTGCTCTCGCGAGAGGCTTTTGGACGGTATTGCTGCCGGTCTCGGTGAAGCAGGACGTGAAGTGAAGGGATATGGGGCAGCGGTGGTGCGATTGCTGCCCGGTCGGGTTGCCCGTGGGCTGTTGAACCGTCCTTCGACAAACCCTGATAATTGGTTGTTCCCAGGTCTGCCGAAAGGGCGCACCCGGTTTAAGGTAAAACCGCCGCACCGGCATGCCTATTTCGACTGTGTCATTACCTATTGGGCCTGGAATGGTCGCCGCTATGAACAGCGTCAAATTGAGCTGTGGCAAAATGAATTTAAGGCCCTGACCGAGATCGAGAAGGCGACCCCAAGCGAAGATGGTTTCAATCCGTTTGATCTTGACGACTGGCGCACAGCAGCGGGTCGTTTGGTTGTGGATAAAAGAATTTCATACACGCTTACATACCATAAAGGGCAAGAACCCCGCGGTTTACAGCGCCCGATGGATGGTGCGCCGCGCCGTGAAGAGCGGTTTGAAATTTCCGTTTCCTAGCAGGCGCAGTCAGCGAAGAACTCATAATAGATGATGACGATAATGGCACCGTTCACCCAGCCCCGGGCGAATGGGTTTACGCGGGCGATGCCAAAGGTCAGTTCTTTTTTATCGGCGTCCTTCTTCTCCATATTGGGTTCCTTCTAATTGCACCGCAGAGCATATTTACTTACACCAAATTTTTCTTGCCGGAGCCAATCGCCACAGGCCAGAAGTCATGATCACAGCAATGGCAATGCATCCGGCCGGGAAGCGGAGAATAAAGTGCTTCATTGTATTCCCCCGTAACGTTGGTTCAGCTCTTTGGTCCAAAACATATCGAACAAAAAGTGAACGTATCGCAATGGTTGTTTCTACGCAATTGCGAAAAAGAATTGATGGAGATTTCCCTCGTGACTTTCCCAGCCAATGAACTTGCCCGCGTATCCACCGTGAAATCAGCGGGCGCCAGTCTTGAAACCCCGCGTGACTTTGAACGTTTCCCGCTATCCTTTTAAAGGGCCGGTGTTTCTTGAGGTCGACTATGTTTCTCCGACAGGGCCGAAGATCGGAAGGTGGCAATCGAACGGCAACGGTGCCCAAAACGAATTCGCCATTGCCGAGGGCATGCAGGAAATCAGCATTCGTGGCAAATCAAGCGGGATTGACGAAGTGAAAGTGACCTTCGCTTTTCGTTGATATATCTCAGGGCTGCCGCCAACGGTTTTTTACCCTTGAGATTGGCGGCAAATTCCTATTCCTGGCGGGAGCGTTTGATGGTTTCCACAAAGTCCCGATAGTAGGGGATCATATCAAGGCTGTCTGTAGGCTCACACATCTCCAGATCCTTGCCGCCTGCAAGGGTGTGAGCATAATAAAGCCCCGCTATTGTGGCACCTTCCGGTACCGTGAATTCGAAATCGCTGTTTACATTGTCGGGCAATTTGTCATTGGCAAAGCCCTGCAGCAGGTCTGCGGCCAAGATGAAACTGGATAGTTCCGTACCTTTGAGACGGAAAGAAAACTGTTTACCCGCTTTTGTGGCCAATCGATCAGCAATCCGGGTTTTGGCCTCGGGTGCGAGAAACACCTGGACATAATAATTGGCTAAAAAGTCTTCCCCGTTCCAAGTGGGGACGAGGCAGACACGCTTGATATCTGTTGCTTCCAGCGTTTCGATCGGGGTGTTTTCCATCAACTGGAGGGTGTCGGTTTCGAACCTGCTGGGGTCGTCGCTGTAATCTTCACCCAAGGCATAGGTATAGGTGCTCATGACATCAGAACCATCCCAATAGAGGCTGATGTCGTCCGTGATGTAATGATAGGATTGCCAGAATGCTTTCGGAGACAAAAACAGATACAGGGCCAAGGGCAGGAGAATAATTCCTGATGCCATGCCGGCCAGATATTTCCACATAGACTTCCCCCCCGAGTAGCAAATGATCAATGCCGACACCGTTGCATACGGCAAATGAACAAAAAGTGAACGTACCGCAATGGTTGTTTCTACGCAATTGCGAAAAAGAATTGATGGAGATTTCCCTCGTGACTTTCCCAGCCAATGAACTTGCCCGCGTATCCACCGTGAAATCAGCGGGCGCCAATCTTGAAACCCCGCGTGACTTTGAGCGCTTCCTGCGGGAACAGGGCTTCTCCCGCTCCCGCGCGAAGGCCATCACGGCCAAGGGGTTTGCATCCCCTGAAGCTGGTTCGATTAGTCAGATGGTCGCCAATATAGAGTACAAACGTCAACGATTGCTTTGTGAGACGAAAAATCTGAGCAAAATAGGCCTGTCCCTGAACCGGCATTGGTCATCTTGGAAGCGGTCGGGCGCCATCAATCCCTCAACGGGTTTCTGTAGATATTGAGTGGGCGCGATAATGGGCTATTAATAGTCATACCCATAACGTTTCATCTTGCCGCTGGCGTACATTTCTTTGGTTTTGGTCCAGAGTTCAAGATGCTCTGTGTAGCCCGGTATTTCATGAGGGGGCTTGCCATGCTCGCAAGCTTCAAGCTCATTGGTGCCGGATAAGATCTTGGTGATATAATAACCCATATAAAGGGACGACGGGCCGGATGAAAAGGACAGATCGGCCAAGTCCAAGTAGGCGTAATTCTCTTCATTTTCCAATGAGGATGTTCTTTCCTTCCAATCGAGGGCGCCGGGATAAATGTCTGCGAATTCCTTGAAATATTCCAGTTTGCGGGCGTCTACGGTGAAGGCGTTGACCTCAATTCCGAGCCAGCGGAAAGCGACCTCGACGCCGTCTTTTGAGGCAAGGATATCCGCCACGCGCTGACGGGCATCCGGGGTCAGGAATATTTCTGTCGAAAAGATTGGTGTGTTCTCGCCAGAATACCCAAAAATGCATACAGATTTGATGTCATTCCTGCTCAGTTCAAGGAGCGGGTTGCTTTCCACTAGATCTAGGTAGGGATAATCGTCGCCTTCATTGGGGCTCGGAAACGGAACGACTGATTCATTGCCCAGCTTGGGATTGCCGTCGGCAGAAGACCAGGGATAGTCCCAGTCGCGGTTCCAGTTTTCCGCCACAATGCTCTCGTCATCATTTGCCAAAGCCAAGATGCTGGCAGATGCCAGAAGGCCGCAAATCAAGCCACTGATAAAACGCATGGTCGAGTCCTTTCCTTTTGAGCAGGATGGTGCGGTTTTCAATATGAACAAAAAGTGAACATATCGCTTAGGTTGTTCATTTACAATTCATTTTTCTCCCGCTAGGGTCAAGGCTTATCGCAACCGAGAAAAGGATGGGGAAATGAAAAGACTGGTTTTGACGACGGCACTTGCTGCGGTGATGGCAGGCCCTGTGGCTGCGGGCTCGAGCGACTTTGTCTATGTGGCCTTTGGCGAGCTGAAGGAAAGAATTAAGACTGGTGACCTTGATGAGGCATCTGTTTGTTCAGTGAAACGAATGGTTTCTGAAAAGTTCAATCTTGAGATGAAGAAATTTGAGTTGGTCAAGGGCGGGCGGAAGCTTAACGGTGACAAAACGCTCGGCGGCGATCATGTCTATAATGGCACCACACTGGAGATAAAACCTGTGAGCCACTCCTGGCAGTGCACCTGATAAGCACCGTCACCAATCGTTTGACATAGAATTCTGAAGGGCTGGAAGCGGGATGCTTGCGGCCCTTTTTTCTTGGCCACTTTCGTCTGCGTGAGGCAGGCACGGCCACCCGCCCGCCGGTGCGACAACCGGCATTTCACGCAAAACACAAGTAAGACGACCAAGAGACGAAAGGACAGATGTCATGGAAATGACAGATCTGAAAGCCGCCATTGACGACTATACCGACACGGCGGAAAGCGGCCTGATGGCCATGAAAGACCGGCTGGATATGCTGGAAACCAAGATGGCGCGCCCAGGTGCGGCTTATGATTTCGGTGGTGCTGATGTAACCGAACACAAATCTGCTTTCTTTAGCGGTTTCATCCAGAAGGGTGACACCGACGCCCTGAAGGCGCTTGAAGCCAAGGCGCTTTCCACCTCCACTGGCGGTGACGGCGGCTATGCCGTGCCAACCGTGATCGACAGCGAGATTGAAAAGCAGCTTCGCATCCTGTCGCCGCTGCGCTCTGTCGTGAAGGTCAAGACGATCGAGACGTCAGACTATAAGCGTCTGGTGAACACCGGCGGTGCCACATCCGGTTGGGTGGGCGAAGCGGACGCCCGGGCTGAGACAGGCACGCCAAGCCTTGAGCAGGTGCTGATCACGCCGAGTGAGCTGTATGCCAACGCCGCCGCAACCCAGCGCGCGCTTGATGACATGCAGTTTGACGCCGAAGCCTGGCTAAATGAGGAGGTGGCGGAGGAATTCGCGGCACAGGAAGGTGCGGCCATTGTGAACGGCACGGGCACCAACATGCCGAAAGGCTTCCTGACCTACACGCCGTCCACCAGCGATGATGACACCCGCACCTTTGGCGAGGTCCAGTATATCCCGACCGGTGTGGATGCTGCCTTCCCAGCGTCCAACCCAGCGGATATCCTGATTGATCTGGTGCATGCGCTCTCTGCCCGGTACCGCCAAGGTGCGCGTTTTGTGATGAATTCCAAAACGCTGGCGACGGTCCGCAAGTTCAAGGATGCAGACGGCAACTTCATCTGGCGCGCCGGCCTTGCGGAAGGCCAGCCGGACACGCTTCTGGGCTATCCCGTTCTTGAAGTTGAAGACATGCCTGATATGGCGTCCGACAGCTTCTCGATCGCCTTCGGCAATTTTGAGCGCGCCTATACGCTGGTGGAACGCACCGGCACCCGCGTGCTCCGCGACCCATACACCAACAAGCCGTATGTGCATTTCTATGCTACCCGCCGCGTGGGCGGTGCGCTGGTCAATGACCATGCGCTCAAGCTTCTGAAGTTCGGCCTGGCGTAAGACCGCGCAGGTTGTTCTGGATTTGGGGCGGGGCTTCGGCGCCGCCCTTTCTTGTTTTCTTCTCCATCTTTGATCAGGGATTTTCTCATGCTGGCAAACCGGGTTCGCGAACTCACATCCACCACCGGCACCGGTGACATCACGCTCGCAGGCGCGCTGCCGGGTCATATCGGTTTCTCCGATGCCTTCACACCAGGCGATGGCGTCATTTATGTGATCGAGGATGGCGACAATTATGAGATCGGCACCGGCACACTTGTGGACGTCATGACGCTCGCGCGCACGGAAGTGGCTGAAACGCTGGTGGACGGCGCGTATGCGCACGTTGGTGCAACAGCGATTAACCTGTCAGGCAACGCGCGTGTCTATTGTGCCGCTACGGCAGATTTCCTCTTGTCCCCCACCCATGAGGCAGATGTCATCCGCGAGGTGACGCCGGACGCTGGCGTGACGGCGGATGGCGTGCTTCTGAAAGATGGTGGTGTGTTTGCGGGTGCCGGGGAATTCACGGGTGATCTGATGGTCGGTGGTCAAATCGCATCGAACAGCGTGTTGGCCGGCTTTGCCACGACCGGCGCAGACACCGGCGTCGCCATAAAGATCGCATCAAGCGGCGTTACCTCTGCAAACGGCCTCGTTTATGGCGCTATCGGCTGGACCCCATCGGGTAGCTCAGAGGGGTCAAGCGCTCGCGCGGCAATCGCGGCGGTTCAGCAAAGCAATGACAACGACCAGATCGGCTTGAACTTCTATGTTCACCCAAGCCAAATTAGTGCCGACCCCATGGAGCTTGCGCTGACGCTTAATTCGAACAAATCCGCAACCTTCTCGGGCTCGATTGTTTCGAATGGTTCAAGTTTTATTGGCGGGGTTCAGGAAGGCGGGCCGCAGGGCTTCGCGATGAACTTCAACGGGTGGGACGGCTTGGCTGTAGTACCTAACGCGATTGTGGGCCTTGGTGTGGCCGGGGGCGGACTACGCTTTGATGTAGGCGGTAGTCAAGGCGAAATGCTTCTCGAAACGGGCAAGGCCACTTTCACAGGCGCAGGGTTCTTTGCGGGTGTACTATCCACAAATGTTGGTGCTGAAGGCCTGACTGTAAAGCCCGGTTCGCAGGACCATGCCTATATGGGGTTCTACGCACGCACAGCCACACCAACCACGCGTTCCGGCTACGTCGGGTACACTTCCGGCGGTACAACGCAGATGGCGTTTGTGAATGCTTTGAATGGATCACAGACGTTCTGGACCAACGGGATTAACTGGTTGTCGGCAAGCAGCACCGGAGCAATCACCATGAACGGCCCTGTCGGGATTGGGGCAGTCCCTGTTACACGTATGCTTGAAGTGACAGAAGCGTCAGGCTCCGCCACCGTTGCGGCACTTATTAATGTGGCCAGTCTTAGCTCGCAAATTGCTTTCAAGGGCTCCACAGGCGTCAATGATTATGATGTCCGGGCGGGCGCGGTCGATGCGAATGTGTTTGGTATTTACACCAACAACACTCTGGCCGTTAGCTGGGACCCTAGCCAGAATGCCACCTTCGCAAGTAAACTGGGAATTGGCGTTATTCCCATTGGGGACTTCCACGTCCAAGGGACAACCGACACAAGGATCGGCGGTACAGGCAATAATTACTATACCTATTTCCAGACGAACAGCGGCACCTCTAAAGGTGCGCTAGGCGCACTTTCCGCCAGCTTCCGGGTCCAGTCGCAAAGCTCAATGCCTCTTGAGTTGTTTAACACTCAAGGCCTCGGCCTGACGATTGCGAATGGCACGGGCAAACTCACGGTGGACGGCGGTGCAAAAATTAGCGTTCAGAATAAGGTTGATGGCGGCAGCGGTCGCGGCATCTTTTTCTGGGACACAGACGCGACTACAGACGGCGCGTATATGGCATCATCTGGCGCACTGAAATCGTTGAGCGATGAAACGGCAGCGACTTCGCTTGATGGTCGGGCCGGTTTGGGTATCAGGCACCGCATTACAAACGGCGCAACGCGGTTTTTTGGCTGGGAGAATAGTGCGGAAATGATGCTGATGTCCCTGACCGCCGACACGGGAGACCTTTACACAAAAGGCGCAATCTTCGCCGGAGGGACGGATGTAAAGATGTACCAGGCCGCTGCCGGTACGCTTGGGTGGGCCACTGAAGGCGTGGGTCGAATGTTCCTGAACGCGACGGCGCTGGACATGTATGTCAATATCGACATGAACGCCCGAAATGTTACGGGCGTGAATATCCTGACCGTTGACGGCCCCGCAACTTTCGTAGCGGACCTTTTTGTCCACAACCTCAAGGTGGACTCCAGTGGTATTGGCGCACTCAACCCCGCTGGAGCAGTAGTATTTGGCGGGGGCACCAATGCCGGAGGATACGGCGCAAATATCCTGTGCTACGGAGAAGCCGGGGCTTCAGCTTTTGATACGGTTTTCCGAGCCGGTAGCGCTCCATGGCTGTACCGGGATCATAGTCGAAGCGAAGTAACCTTATCAGACAAACTAGTTGCGAAATCCGGCACGATGCTAAGCGTTATGGGTGGTGTTGACGGCGGGTCGGATTACGGCCTCTTCTTGTGGGATACTGGAAACCCATATTGGGGTATCACCGTAGCCACTGCCGGGATTGGAAAGTCATTGTCAGGCGGGGATGCGTGCGCGTCTTTGGATGGCCGTACCTCGCATCATGTAAGGTTCCGGGCCATAAATGGGGCGCAGCAGGGGTTCATCTGGGAAAATCACCTGGAGGAAGCGCTTATGTCTCTGGGTGGTGATACGGGGCGGCTCTATACGTTTGGCGGCTTTGAAACCTCGAGCAGTGCTAATTTGGGGTCCATTTCCACTATAGGGCTAGCGAGCTTTGGTGGTCAGATTGTCGGAGCACAGGGAATTCAGTCTAGGGCTGCAGTCGCAAACATCGGTGGGCGTGTCACCTTTATGGATATCAGCGGCGGTGTGAACCGGATCGGCGCTTATGACTGGGATGCCGCGACTTGGGGTGCCCTTGATATCAACAATAGCGCGATTGTCGTCGACGGCATCACCAAGGATGCTGTCTTCTCGGGCGCGATTTACAACACCACCAGTGGTGCGCGCGACGATCTGGGCAACAAGGTCGCGTTCGCCAGCAGCGCTCGGATTATCGGCGCGTTGAACCCGTGGTTCGAGCTTTGGCACGCCGGGGCGTCGGTGGGTCGGATGAGTTACACCTCATCGGGCGGCTTTTCGTTCGATACCCACACCGGCGACGGCTCGCTTTCAACTATCTTGAGACTCGACCGTCTCACCAAGGCAGCGACACATTACGGCCAGGTCACTATCGAACAACCGGTCGCGACCATGCTGTCCTTTGATAGAACGGCTGACCTGAATGTCGACAGCGTGTTCAATATATTCGTCTCCTTTGATACCGGGCCGACAGATGATTTCATGAGCTTCGGTACCGGCTCGAACGCCCTTCGGGTCTATGGTGATAATACTGTCAAGGCCATGAGCGGCCTTGAAGTGACGGGCGAGATTATTGCCTCCAGCTACATCAAGGGCATGGCCGACATCACGGCCAATCGCCCACCCGCCGCTACAGCTGGTGCTGGGGCAAGCATGTTCGACACCACTCTTGGCAAACCCATCAGGTCTGACGGCAGCCAGTGGGTGGACGCGACAGGTACTGCTGTTTAGGTGCCAGTCAACAACTGCCGTTTTCAACCCAAAGGGGCGTGGGGCCAGGTGGCACGCGTTCCTTTTTTCCGTCTATAGAAGAGGATATTTCCGATGACGCAATCTGTTCCAACCCTTAATGCCAAACAAGCCGCAGCAACGCTTCAGTTCCTGTCCCGTACACAGATGCAGGGCGCTGAGATGCCGGCTTATGTCGAAATTTTCAATGTGCTGAGCGCCATCGTATCGGCTGAAAACGACCAGCCGCAGCAGTCTGGCGGGCAGGACATGGCTGTAGGCGCTGACGCATAGAGACAGCCTCAAAGTGCGGGCTGCTGCCCTTCGGGGCGCGGCCCATCCTCTTTTCCTATCACCCATTAGCAGAAGGACCGTCAGATGTTTCTTGCTTCCGCACCCATCTGTGGCGCTGCCATGGCCGGGGACCAGTTGCAGCCTTTCGAGGGCTCGGCGCAGGGCGCCGACGTCCGTATTCATGGCCAACCCACCCAGGTCACGGCCCGCCAGACAACAGGCCTTGCAGGAGTTCGGCAACTGCAGGCCGTCCGCAACAGGGCGCCGGTTGTGGTGTCGTCTGGCGCCGCATTGTCAGCCGTGCCGAATGCCAGTTCAAACACTGAGGTACCATCATGATCGCGACAGGCCCGCTTCAATTGTATGACCGCTCACTCGTTGGGCTTCTGGACGGCAGCCGCAAGCTTCTGGATGAAGCCAGCCTGACAGCGCTTCTGCTGTCATCGAATTATGTGCCGGATCTGGCAGTCCATAGGGTGCTGGCTGATGTCAGTGCCTTTGAAGTGTCGGGCGGCGACTACCGGCGGCGCTCTGTGACCGGCGGCACTATCCTGGCTTCCACTGGGGCTGCTGCCTTCAGTACAGATGCGATAAGCTGGGGCGACCCGGTTACCCTGCCACCCGTGAAATATTTGGCCATTTGCTATGGCGCCCTGGGCACTCTGGCGCCGGACAGCCAACTTCTGGGCGTGATGAACCTGGCTGGGGATGCGCCGTCTGTCGAGGCCGTGCGGTCAAGCTTCAGTGTGTCGTCGCCTTTGGGCGGCTGGTTTTCGCTCACGCGCGCCAACTGATCCTTCACCCCATACCTTCAGGAAAAATGCATGACCTTTTATGCCAAAGACCCGGACAGCACGGTCGACTACAGCTTCGACTGGGCCGCCTGGCTGACAAGCGGCGAAACAATCACCGCGGCAAGCTGGACGATCGCACCGTCAGATGGCGGCGCGCCAAGCCTGGGCAGCCAGACAGACGCAGGCACTGTGCAGGGCATCTATGTGTCCGGCGGGCAGGTGGGAAACCGCTACCGGCTGACCTGCCATATTGAAACGGATGCCGGTCGCACCGGCGAACGCAGCCTCAGCCTTCGGATCATGGAGCAGTAATATGCGCATTGAGACGCTCTCACCGCCAGCGAGCGAACCGCTCCTGCTGGACGAAATCAAGAACCATCTTCGCCTTGACGGCAGTGCCGACGATGTGGGTCTTGGGGCCCTCTTGGTGGCCGCACGGGAACTGGTTGAAACCCATATTGGCCTGTGCCTGATGAACCGGTCGCTTGCGCTATATCTGGACGCCTGGCCCGCCACCATGGGGCGGATGCCCTGGTGGCAGGGCGTGGCGTGCGGCAGCATGGCGGCCTTTGCGCGCACGGCTGAATATCTGCCCTTGCCGGTGCGCCCGGTGGACAGTATCAGCACGATCCAGATTTATGACGCAGCCGGTACGCCAACCATATGGGACGCGGAAAACTATGGCCTGAAACCTGGCCTTGAGCCCGCGCTCTACCGAACCAAAGGCAGCTGGCCTAGGCCGGGGCGCACGCTCGATGGTATCCGGATTGAGCTGACAGCCGGCTTTGGCGATAGCTGGAACGACGTACCGGCGGATATCCGGCAGGCCCTTCTGATGCTCATGGCACACCTTTTTGAAAACCGGGGCGATACGGGGTCACAGGCGATGAATGAAAGCGGCGCAGCCACTATTCTGAAGCCATACAGAAAGCTGCAGATATGAGCCAAAGCCAACCTCTTGGCGCGCGGCGTCACAGAATCACACTGATGGGCGAGGACCGAACCCAGGGCGCGGGCGGGCGCGTAATCCAGACCAGCCCGATCATCGCAGACGCGTGGGCGGAAGCGGATGAGGATGTAGCCGTTCGCGAACGGGCGGGTGGGCAGGCGCTGGTTCATGCCGCACGCTTCACGCTTGCTTATGCCAGGCCCTATCTGGCCGCGCGCTTTATCGAATGGCAGGGCCGCCGCTACCGGGTCTCAAGCCTGAAGGCCAGCGGCGTCAAGGACCGCCAGATCGAAATCAGCGCCCTTGAAGTTCACTAAAAGCCAATTCAATCAGCACCAAGGAAATACCCATGACAGCATTTGCTGCGCACCAGCTTCAGCAGGCCGTCTTCGCCCTGCTGTCAGCTGACGCTGGCCTCAAGGCCCGCCTGACAGGCATTTATGACGAACCGCCGTTCGGCACCCGTCCGCCCTATGTGGCGTTCGGCGAAACGCAGCTTCGGGACACGGGCGTCAAGGGCCGGGACGGGGCTACAATCAGTTTTGATATCACTGTCTGGTCCGCGGAGCCCAGCCAGATGGAAGCCAAGGAGCTGATGGCGCTTGTTGACGGCCTTGTGGCCGGTGCGAAGCCAGATGTGCCGGGATTTGAGCTTGTGGATATCACGCTACAGAGTGCCAGCGTGGTTATCCAGTTCAGTGAAGCAGGCAGCCTCTATCGCGGACGTCTGAACTATAGCGCCCGCCTGTTCGAGGCTGTGTAAGCTCAGCGGCCCTCAGGCGTGCAGGTGACGGAAAGTTTCCGTAGGACGTTCGAGATATTCACGACATCAGGATGGCTTTCCTTCAGGCCCATGGACAGCATCATGTCTTTCTTCTGGGTCAGGTCATTGATGCGTGTGGTGCATTCGTCCGGCTCTTCCTTCACCTCAACAACCTGCGGCTTCTGCAGGTCATGCAGGACGCTATTGACCTGATTGAGGCGGGTCTGCATCTCGCTGGTCAACAGGCGCAGGCGGCGAACCTCTTCCTTCAACACAACAACCTGGTCTTCCAGCAGCTGGATGCGGGCCCTGTCGGCTTCATCGGTGGCGGCCAGGGCCGGCTGGGTTAAGAAAGCAGCGCCAAGCGAAAGCGCAAAAACAAAACGCAACATGAACTATTCCTTCGGTCAGGACCCCTTGGGTGGGACCATATCAACATGGGCCCATAGGCTCAAGCGCCGCATTTGGCTTCAAGAGTTTGAAGTTCGGCTTTGGTCTGCGAATGGCGCATAATGTCCCCATTCCCCCAATGGGCGAAGACTATAGCGGCGTGTCGCGGATGACAATGATTGAATGTGTGGTGTTAACCCAAAAGAGCGGCGGTGCAGGCGCGTTCGCGGGCCTGCATACCTTCTTCAAGAACCCGCTTTTCAAAGCGCATTAATGTATGGGTGCGGTTCAGAAGCGTGATGCTTTCACCATCTGAAAGCTCATAGGTTACCTGTGCTGGGCTGCGCTGAAGGCGTTTTTCAATAAAGGCGATGGCCTGCCTGTAGGCTTTCATGGTGCTGATGCAGCGGGACGCCACGCCAATCATGGACTGGGTCTGGCTGCCTGTGTGTTGCGTGGTTGCGGCTGCAGGCAAGGGCGCAGCAATTGTGATTGCCACCACCGTAACGTAACAAAGAGATAACCAGCGAGCTTTCCCGGTCATTGGCATTCTCCTGAGTTTAGACCAGCAACTATAGCACAAAAGTCGCTTCCCGGCGGAGCACTTTTGCTTGGCCCCGGCTGCGCCAATGGCACAGGACCGGGCGAAGCATTCAACCAGTATCCCAGAAAACCTTTAACAACTTGAAAAGGAGAGCGTGCATGGCCGCGCAACAAGGTAAAGAGCTGCTGCTGAAGATCCACGACGGCACGGACTATCAACTGATAGGAGGCTTTCAGTCGAACGAATTCAGCATCAATGGTGAAACCGTGGATGTTACCAGCAAGGACAGTGCAGGCTTCAAGGAACTGCTAGATGGTGCGGGCCTCAGGTCTATCAGCACAAATGGTAACGGCGTGTTTATGAACGATGCCGCTTTTACGCTGGCGCACACCCATGTGCTGGCGGGCACGCATCCGCTTTGCGAAATTATCGTGCCCGGCTTTGGCACTTACACGGGCCCGTTCGCCATCACGGCGCTTTCGATGACTGGCGCGCACGAAGGTGCGGTGACCTACAACATCACCCTTGACTCCGCCGGCCCCATTACCTTCGCCTAAGGCATTTCCATGGCACGAAAACTATGTGGCGAAGCCAGCCTCCGCGTGGGTGCACGAACCGTGCGCCTGCGCCTTGATATTGGTACCATGATGGACCTTGAAGACCATTTCGGCATGGGCCTTGTACCGTTCCTGAGCACCCGGTTTCCCGAGTTCCGCCTTAAGGATATGGCCGTTCTGTACCTGGCCATGACAGGTGGGGATTTTGGTGATGAAGCGGCCTGTCGGCGGGCGGCAGAGAAGCTGGTGCGGGCAGGGCTTGCAGAGGCCGCAACGGCCATCTCAAGCTGCCTTGAGGCCACGCTCCAGCCGGATGGAGAGCAACTGAAGGCTGGGCAACCTACGGGAAAGCAGGCAGCGGGCAGGCCGAAACCGGAACCGGTACAAAAGACACTGTAGGTGTGTCTATTGACTGGGGTGGCCTGGTGGAACTTGGCGCCATGCTGGGCCAGTCTCCGCGCCAGACATTTCGCCAGACATTGCCCGAGTTGAAATTGCGGCTTCGGGGGTGGCAGCGGGCTAACGGCATCAACCCGGATACCGGGTCTGACCAGACTGGCGCGCCCGAGCCGATGACCAGGGAACGCCTGCTCGCACTAGCAAAAAGGTATGATCAATCATGACAGAAAATGAAACCGGGCAAACAGCCAGTCTTGCCGATCAGTTGGCGGCGCTTGGTCAGCCCCTGGGGCAGGTTGGACAGTCGCTGGTAACGCTGGGGCAATCGCTTGCCACCGTCACCAAGCCCGGCAGTGGCGGCGGCTCGGGGTCTTCTATCGTTGACGACGGTGGCGGCGGTGGTCCGTCCTTCGCGGCACTCTTTAAGGACAGCGAGGCGAAGACCAAGGACGTCGATGTGCTGACTGCTTTGTTTGCAGAGCTTGGTGATGGTTTCAGCGCTATGTTTGGCGGTGGCAAAGACGAAGCCCCCAATAAGGCGGGTGCGGCGGACGGCACAGGGGAAGAGTTGGAGGCGGGCGAGAAGAAGCGCACGCAAACCCAGCAGGAAGAAGACCAGAAGCGTATCGATAGCGACAAGAAGGTCTGGGCCTCCAAGCTTGCCAACTCGGTCTTGGGGTTGAAGAAGCTTGCGGCGGTTCATAAGGCTGCGTCTATCGCAGCCGTGGTGATCGACACCGCGAAAGGGATTTCATCTGCCTTTTCCGGCCCGCCAAACGGTCCGCCGTGGCCCTTGAATATCGCGCAGGCAGCGCTTGTGGCAGCGACAGGCGCTCAGCAAATTGCCGCCATCAAAGGCCAGGCGCACGACGGGCTCGACAAGGTTCCAAGCACCGGTACCTACCTTTTGGAAAAGGGAGAGCGGGTGGTGGACAAGCGCCTGAACCGCGATCTTTCCACCTACCTGAAGGGGGCGCAAACCACGGTAAATAGCCGCGAGAGTACGGTGACCAACAGCCCAAGTGTGAACCTGACGATCAACGGCAACGCACCCGCCGACAGTATTGAGAAGAACCGCGGCGCGCTTGAAAGCATGATCCGCGATATCTTCGCCGACCACGCGCTCGCGGCCCCGTTCGACTAACCTCCCATTCCCCGACTTCAAGGACGCATTCATGCCCAGCCTTTACCTGCCGACATCGCCAGCGCCGGTGTCTTACCGCATTCGGTCCAACTATCGCACACAGTCCAGCATGGCCATCAGCGGCAAGATCCTGAGCCGCAAATATGGCGGGCAATATTATGAGATGACGCTGGTGTATCCCGACATGCGGCGCGATCAGGCGGCCCCCATCATTGCCTTTCTTGAAGAGCAGGAAGGCCAACTTGGCATCTTCCGGGTGCAGTTGCCGGACGATATGTCGGGCACCCCCGGCCTTGAGGTGGGCAATTTCGCCAACATTGTCGGTGACGCCAGTAACAAACTGTACCGGATTGTGGAAGCCGGTGCGTCCCCCAGGCTGATGCCTTCAGCCCCCGGGGCAACACCCATCACCTCGGGCGTCATGATGCGCTGTTCGCTCAGGAATGACGCGCAGATTATCAAGCTTGGACGGTCCGGCCTGATCCGCCTTGAAATCGATCTGGTGGAGAGAGTGGTATGATGCAGAATGTTCCAAACGCTGTCCTATTGAAGCTGCAATCAGAAGCCTTTCGTTTTGCCTGGCTGGTGGATATCGCGGGTGGCCTGTATCTGACCGATTTTGACCGGGCGCTTAGTTTTGGCGGCGCTACCTATCAAAGCCAGGGCGATATCCTGAGCCTTTCCTCCATTGTGCGCGAACGCGGCATCAAACTGCAGAGCTACACCGTGACCCTCTCGGGCGTGGACGGGACCATCCCCGCGGGCCTTGGGGCGGTTAACCTGACCGGCCGCGACTGCGCTATCTATCTGGCGTTTCCAGCAGCCGATGGGCCGCTGGATGAGACAGAAGTGATCAGCCTTTATAAGGGCACCTTTCACAGCTGGTCTGAACGCGAAAGCGACAGGTCCTCTGTCGTGTCCATCAAGATCACCAGCCCCTGGTCGAAACCCGACCTGACGGCGGGCCGTGTCACCAGCAATGACACCCAGACACAGGATTATCCGGGCGACAAATTCTTTGAATTCGCGTACGAAGAGCGCACCAACCTGGGTTGGGGAGGCAAGGCATAATGGGTCTATTTTCGTTTCTTGGCGGGCTGTTGGGCCTTGGGGGCGTCCCCAGCCAGCGCATTCAGGTGTCGAAGGCCTCGGCGGCTGCGGGCCTGCCCATCATCTATGGCCGCAGGCGGGTAACCCCCATCAAGGTTTTCAAGACTGTGTCCAGGAGCAATGCGCCTGAAGGCACGTATGCCTATGATCACAGCTTCATCACCCAGATCGGCAGCAAATATGAAGAAACGCGCGACAACTATGACTTCTTGCACCGGGTGGATGTGTGGGGGCAGGGCGAGATTTCGGCCATTGAAAAATTCTGGCTGGATGGTGACGCGGCGACGGCGGCGCGCTTCAAGAAGCGCCCCTATTTTCGCGCGCTCAGCAACTATGGCAGCGACACCCAGACCGCCATGACGGCCTTGTCTGCGGCCTCCAGCCGCTGGACGGCAAACCATAAGGGGTCGGGCGTTGCCTACACATGGTCGCGTTTTTATAATTCATCCAAGAAACCGCAATTCACAGCTGAACCAGAGCTGAAGGCGCAGATCAAGGGTATCAGGGTCTACGACCCGCGACAGGATATCAATCAGCCAAATGGCGCTGGTTCGCAGTTGCTGGCTGACGAGTCTACATGGACTTATAGCGAGAACCGGGCGCTTCTGGTGCTGGATTACCTCATGGCCTCCTATGGGTTCGCCGCGGCGCAAGAAGAGATCGATTTTGAAAGCTTCATGACGGCGGCGGACCAGTGCGACCAGGCCATGACCATCCCGCCGCGGCAGGCGAACGATAGCGGCAGCCCGATTAACGGCTGGTGGGACCGGGAGCTGGGCGAGTTTATCACCATCGGCCAGGGGCAGTATTACCCCACTTTCCGACCGCGCCAGGTGGGGATTACCCAGCCGCGTTGGCATGGGGCTGCCGTGCTGAACCCCAAGGACGGCGTGGTGAAAAACCTGGAACAGCTTCTGGAAGGGTTCGGCTGGGCGCTCAGCTGGTCCAATGGCCGGCACCGGCTGGTTCTTGAGGACACGACGACCACGGCGATAGCAACCTTTGATAAAAGCAGCATCATTGGCGACTGGACCAGCCGTCGCGGCAACCGTGAGGGCCGCCTGAACCGGATCACGATCGAGTTCCAGAACGAAAACAAGAATTTCGAGGACGACACAGTCTCCTGGCCCGAAAAGGGCAGCCAGACCCACACGGGTTTCGTGAATGAAGATGGCGGCCAGGCGCTGCACACCACCAAGCAGGTGAAAACCATCACCGACTTTTACCGTGCGCAGGCCTATGCCGAATATCTGGTGCGCAAAAGCCGGGTGGCCTATCAGATCCAGGGTATGCGGCTGGCGCCCCACGCCATGCTGCTTGAGCCCGGCGATGTGATTGATCTCGATTATGCCGAAAAGGGCTTTAGTGGGGACGCAGGCCGTTTCATTGTCGAGAAGGTTCAGATTTCCCCAACGCTTGAGGTCGAGGTCGACCTGCTGAAATATGAAGACAGCGTCTATAACCCGGACGCCCGCACCGAAGAGCCGCTTGATAACAGCATGGACACAGCCGACCTGTGGCTGGACCCACCGGCGATTACGGGCCTTGCGCATGTTGAAACCCATGACGCCAAATCAGACGGTAGCGTGATCACAGGGTTGGAGATGTCATGGCAAGCGCCGGATGCAACAGTGGGGATTGATCGGATTGAGATCAGTTGGCGCGAACATAGCGGACCTGTGCCTGTAGAACACAATCACGATGGAGGCGATTTGCTGGATCACAGCGGCGACGCAGACTACACCAATCAGGCGTATCTGGCGCGCGACGTTACCAGCTACCGAATCTCCGGTCTTGCAGATGACAAGAGTTATGACGTGCGTCTGGTATATTGGACCCAGCGCGGGCAACAGTCGGACGAACTTGTCGATACTATCTATATCAATCCGACGGTGTCCAAGCTTTCGGACATCGATGACGAGGCAACAAGCAACCGACACCGTGGCGACTTTCAGCTCACCACCGGCTATAAAAAAGGCGATGTGGTGGAATATATGGGCTTCAGCTATTGGATGAAGTGGGACTATGATATTTCGGGTATTGTGCCGACCAACACCACCTATTGGACGAAGCTGGCGTCAGTGACAGCGGGGATCGAGGTGCTGCGCGCCAGCACAGCCCCCGCAACCGCGGACCTGCCGGAAGGGTCTTTCTGGTTCGATACGGTGAATGTGAAGCTGTATGTCCTTACGGCGGGCGTATGGGAAGAAGCGGCAAGTTCCAATACTGTCATCTATAATAATACAGCTCCATCATCGGGTAAGGTGGGTGACCTGTGGTACGACACCAATGACAATATCCTCTATGGCTTCAACGGTGTGATCTGGGAGGCGGTCGGCAATATGCTGACCAACACCAGCCAGCTGGTGGATGACGCCGGGCTGGGCACCACTGCGGTGTGGAACAGCGTATCCGGGCGGATGTCTGTTGCGCTGGCCATCAATGAGCACAGCAATGGCAACCCAAACAATGACCGTATCCGCTTTTTTGGTGTTGATAGCGCAACAGGGCTTTATCCAGACCGGACCCAAAAGGCTGTTTTTTACAAGGATAACGGTGTCAAATTCGAATTTGGCGGCACTACTAATCTGGGTGAAAGCACCTGTTTCGCTGGCATTGCCGCCAACGGCTATCACATGCTGGTGCTGGATGCTTCAGGCGGTAACCGGTTTGTCCACACTCAGGCAGCTGATACGCACGTGGGTGTTGTCCGGCGCCCGTTCCCCAATGCCAGCGAATTCGAATATTATCGTGCCAACCTTGGATGGTTCAAGGCCCCGAAAGATGGCAATTATTTCATCATCGGTTGGGTGAACCGGCAACGCAGGAAATTCGTTTCCGCTGGTATTTATCCCGAGCCGGTTCCTTTGGATGCGATCGATAGCCTGGCGATCCCGGGCGAATTGAAAGGGGGTGGTGACTTGCCCACACAGGTGCAGGCAGGCGTGATCGCCATCGAACCATCCCAACCCCTGCGCGGCGAATGGAATAGCGGCAGCCCCCGCATCAAAGTGCTGAGTTTCACGATCCACCAGGATGAAACCCATTCGGTGAGCTATGGGACGACATATATCCCCAAAGCTGGCGGGTCCAGCTGGCATGTCTATCTGGTGGACCCTTTCCTGAACAGTATTGATGCGGAAGTCTCCTACATCACCAAATCCAACCGCACGTCCATTCCGGAGAACGCCATCTATCTTGGGTATGTCACGCTGCCCAATAGCAGCGGCACCAACTATGGCTACACCGGCGGGGCTGGTGGCGGCGGCGGCACATACGACCCGAATTATCAGATACCGTAAGGACACAGTTATGAATGTTATCGAGATCGCCGGGCTTGACCCGGCTTACCGGGTCTATCAGGCTGCAACCGGCATTTTTGTACGGGTGAAGGTGGCGGAAAGCCCGACAGACAAGGCGCAAAACCAGTATCGTTTTTCCCTGGCCGCGCAAGTGTGTGATGCGACAGGACAGGCGTTGCAGGACCCACTGGCGTCATGCTCTGTGGTGATTGAGATGGCGGAATTGACAGCCCCGATCTTTTCGGATGGCGTGGCGGTTCCGGAAAGCCCGGGTATTGCCGGTGAACTGGTCCGCCATGACGGGCAGCTATACCAGTATTCGGATGAAGATGCGGCCTGGATTCATCGGGGCCCGATCGACCCGGCGGCGAGTGAAGCCGTGGCCGAGGTGCTGGCCATTTGGGACCAGATCGCCCGTGAGGAAGCCGAAAAAGCGGTCGGTGCGGCTGCGCGGCAGGCTGCGGGGTCGGAAATCCGATCCCTGATCGGTGCGACTTAAAAATTTAGGGAAAATCATGAAACTATTCGAACGCGCCCGAACGTGGGCGGCGGCGCCTTTGTGCGCCTTGAGATCAATTCGGGCGGCCATGGCATCATCCATCGGCCGCTTTTTTTATGCCCGTCCGGCCCTCAAGCGCGGGGCGCTTGCGCTTGTGCTGCAGCAGCTTGTGGTGCTGCCGCTTGGGCTGGTCGTATCTGGTGCTGGTTTTGGGCTTATGGATATCTGGGCGGCGCTTCTGTGCCTCAATTGGACTGTCTTTCTGATGGGCGTTTTCTGGGGCATGGGCGCTGAGCGCGCGGCGCTGGATTGGGACGATGTGTTCGCCCTGCCGCCTCTGAAGGCGTTTGATTTCTGGCGCTGGCACGCGCTGGAGAAAAAGCGCTTCATCGCGGTGCTGGTTGCCCTGATGCTTGGGCTTTTGCTCGCCATAGTCGCGGGGGCGCTGTGATGACAGCGCAGGGCTTCAAGAAAGAGTATCACACAGGCGCACACACTCTGTTGCAGGACGGCAGCGAAACCGCCAACGCGGCATTGTTGAAGGCCACGCTGGCGCTGGACCGCATTGAGCGCCACGAGGCCGAGTGCGGCCGCCGCTGGGCCCTTGTGGTCAAGCTTTTGCTGATCGCGCTCGCGCAGATTGGCGGGCTGCTGGTGTTTCTTATCACTGACAAGCTGGGGTGGTTCTGATGACTGTCGGCATTCACCCGCGTATGGCGCTGTCAGATCACTTCCGTCTGCCCTTCTTTACCCGCAGCGCTACGGCCTCAAGGCTGGGCCTGCCGAATGTACCGCGCGACGTGGCGGAGGTGGCGAACCTGAAAGCCCTGTGCGAGCGCGTACTTGAACCCATGCAAAATCGCTTGGGAAAGCGGCTCCGGATCACTTCCGGTTTTCGAAGCCAAACGCTGAACCGGTTGCTTGGCGGCGCGCGGGACAGCCAGCATCTGTTTGGCGAGGCTGCTGATTTCATTGTTGAAGGCATGAACAGCTTCGACGCCGCTTTCACACTGGCCGCGCAAACGGACCTGCCGTTCGACCAGTTCCGCCTGGTTCACAGGAAGGGGGCGGGCGACGTCCTTCAAAGTCACATCCATGTGTCGCACCGGCGGCTGGGTGGTAACCGCGGTTTGGCGGAAACCCTGTTCCGGGACGCGGGCTGTGTACGTGCCGTGCCGGGCATTGTGGGCGCGGGTGCAACCACGCTGGCAGCCGCTGAATAGCGCGGAGTGGCGCTTCTGCAATCTTTGGTATAATTTACACCCTCATGCACTAAGGGAGAGCAGCCATGGCAGATCCAGAAACCAACGCAGATGATTTCCTGAAGGACGTGATTGAGCCAGTCCTGAAGGACATGGCGATGGACGGTGCGGCTGCGGAAAAGCTTCTGATGATGACGGCGTGCCACGAAAGCATG